GCGAAAATATTCTTTCATTTCACGCCAAGACTCGAACCCATCGAGCTTGGCAAGGTATTCTAGTGTTAGAGGGTAATCAACGATCGCATCCCTTATTTTTATTGAGTCTTCATTAATTACGATCGGAATAACCTTGACACAGACCGATTCCCCAATCTTTGTTTTTTCTTTTGGGCTTCTACACTTCCACCAGAGATAAAGATGATCGCCCTCTTTGATGGGATATTTTCTTAGCGATCGAATAGTTTGAGTTTTAGCACCGGACTCAATTTTGTCCTGAAATACTGAGAAGCTGATTAGTGGCATAATTTTCATTGTGTTATTTTGATTATTTAGATGGGCGATCGCACCTCAAAGACTTTGGAAAATGATGGAGGTTGCCCATAATGGGTGTTCTTGCTGACCTGTTTTAGGGTTGAAGAAAACAAAGTAAAGGAATTGCCAATCGGTTGCAGTCACATATTTAACTACCTTCCCATCCTCTAGAATGACGATCGCCAAACCCGCCTCCCTGTATGCAAAATGTTCCCGGTGTTCTTGCCTACAATTAGGATGCACGTCTTTGACTTTTTTCAATAGGAGAGCTTCTTTGAATTTCTTTAACAGGTCAGCTTCCTTAACTTTTTTGGTACTCATTTTGATTGTGTTGTTTTGATTATTTAGATGAGCGATCGCCCATCTCTTTCATGCTTCTACTATAACACGCCATTGCCAAGTTTACACGGCATACAGCCTAATTAAGGAAATATCCCCATGAGTGCGATCGAACTCTACTCCTACCAGAAAGCATGGATACAAGACAAGTCAAGATTTAAGATTGGGATGCAAGCCAGACAGACCGGAAAGACTTTTGAGACCACCTTAGAAATTGTGGATAATTGTTTTGAATTTGCAACTCAAGCCCGGAAAACTAAATGGATTATCTTGAGCAAAGGAGAGCGCCAAGCTAAGGAAATCATCAAAGAGGGAATTACCCCCCACGCTCACGCCTTCAATATCGGAGCCAAAGAAACGTCCTATGAATGGGATTCAGGGCAGGGAGTTTATAACGTGCTAGAGGTTTCACTAGCAGGGGGCAGCCGGATCATTGCCCTGCCTGCAAACCCAGATACAGCTAGAGGATTTGCTGGTAATGTCTATTTAGATGAGTTTGCTTTGCATCGTGATAGTAGAGAAATCTGGGGCGCACTTTACCCAGTCATATCTGCTGGGTACAAGATTAGGATCACCAGCACCCCCAAGGGCAAGAGCAACAAATTCTATGAGATATTTACCAGTGAGGGGGATTTGTGGAGTAAGCACCGGACAGATATTTATGAGGCCGTAGCGGCGGGACTCCCTAGAGATGTTGAGGAGCTAAAAGCCGGGCTTAACGATGCGGATCTGTGGAGACAAGAATATGAGTTGGAATGGCTAGATGAGGCAGAGGCGTGGCTACCCTATGAATTGATTAATTCAGTTGAGGACGATCGGGCCGGAATCCCCCAGAATTATCAGGGCGGTAAATGTTTCATCGGCAACGATATCGGGCGCAGGAATGACTTATGGGTTGCTTTCGTATGGGAGGCGATCGGGGACGTTCTCTGGTGTAGAGAAATTAAGACACTAAAAAGGGCTAGTTTTGCAGATCAAGATAAAGCCCTTGATAGTTTGATGGACAACTACGATGTGGTGCGGATTGCCTTAGACCAGACTGGCATGGGTGAGAAACCTGTAGAAGATGCAGAGCGGCGGTATGGTCGGCATAAAGTTGAAGGGGTTCTGCTCACCCTCAACTCCAAGCAACACATGGCCAATTTGGGTAAGCAATATTTTGAGGAGCGCAAGATTAGGCTACCTCTAGGGGATACCGCCCTGAGAGAAGATTTACACAAGCTCCGCCGGATCATTACCCCGATCGGGAATATCCGGTTTGATGCCGATCGTGATAGCTCTGGACACGCAGACAGGACATGGGCAGCCTTCTTAGGGATTTATGCAGCCAGTACCACAGAAAGACAAGTCAAGCGATCGCCTGTTGGCTCCATGAGTAAGCCCAACTACGGGTAATGGCCTCTATACCTTGAGGATGAGGGGGTAAGGTGGTTTTTTGCTGTTTTAGCTCCCATTTAAGACCCTGTGTTAGTAATGCAGTACTAGTAAGGCAAGCTGTAAAGGCTGTAAATGGTTAAATAAAGAGGGTTTTGGATTATCTTAAGATATAGATGATTTACGGGTTGGGTGCGATCGCCCCGCTCTTTTTATGTCTTAAATACTGATAAAATAGAATCACTAGTCCGGCTAAGGATGTTTGACGCACCCCTGCCGTTTCCAACTAGCAAACAATTTCACCCGAAGAAGGCGGGTTACTATCATGACTACTATAATACGCTTTGATGGTGGCAACTTAAGCGATCGCTACTGGACTAAAGAAGAGTCTGAACTTCTGGAATCATTAATTGGAGAGTATCCCATAGAACTCCTGATGGGTAAACTTCAGGAATACTGGCAAAAGAACGGAATGAAGTACCGCAGCCGGGGTGCAATCAGAACTAGGATTTACAAAAAGGAAAGGCAAGGCACAAGGAGTGAAGTAGACAACTATTCACAGAGGCAACTAGGCGCGCTGCTAGGAATAGGACGCAAGCGATTGAATAGGATATTAGCAGAGGTAAAAGGACTGGTTAGGCTCTCTCGCTACTACGCTATCTCTCGGAGGCAACTAAAGAATCTAATCATGAAACGTCCTAATTTATTTGCTGGGATAGATGCTGAAGTTCTCTATTTTGCGATCGGGGGGGATGAAGAAAGCCCCGCCTTTTTTGATTACTGTGAAGACATAGCAGAGCTTGTCTATACATGCCCTAACACCCGAATCCGGGTAAGGCGTGTGGATACGGGGGAGGTATTTGACAGCCTAACCTTGGCCGCTGCTGCTGCGTTCTGCTCCAAGGATTCTGTCAGTAGGGTAGTAAAAGGGCAAGCCGAAAGTTCTTGTGGGCTGAGGTGGGAATATGTCGATCGCATTCCCAAAACAAACCCGCCAGAAACAGGGGTATCGGCGGGTTTGCTTAAGTCGATTTAACGACCTCAACAAAGCAACAATAGCACATGATGCGATCGCCCCCATATTTCCAACCATTTTGCTAATGTCAGCAGAATGGTTTTTCTCTTTTTTAGTTAGGGTTTGGAGTATTGGAATCTGGAGAAGACTCTTGTAGAAATGTACTAGTTTCTGGGATACCACACTCTAAGGCAATATCAAAAATCAGCATATCATCTACATCTATCAAGTCTTGGAGTTGTTGACCAAACCACCAGATAACATATCTTCGATCGAACTTGATAAGGCATGAATGAGATTGGGGTGTACCGGGTCCCTCCCCTCTGTTTCCGTAGTAGGGAGGATCATCATATACATTCAATGTCACGAAACACCCGCCTTCGGTCAGCATCTCCAAGTTAGGTCTGACATGATCCAATGGACTTAAACACCAGTCCTCTTCTGCTGCCTTTTCCCAATACATTTCACATATACCGACTGAACTCCATAGAGAAGGATACTCAATCGCAGGATCGGAAATTGCATTATTCATGGTTATGTTGAGGTCTTGGAATCTGATAAAATATTGGGGTAGCGATCGCAATCTTTGAACAGTGCGATCGCTTAATCAAATTCTAAAAGAGATAGAAAATGACTAACAATAATTCTACTTCAAATCCAGACACTAAAGAAACCCCAGAAGACAGCATAAGCGATTTGCTAGGGCAAGTATTCAGGCGTGCTATCGAACTAACTTACCTGCCTGATTTGATGACTACTCGGCGACAACCGACAGGGATGGAGGATGCGTTATGGGATACAGTATGGGCTTACTCAGACGGATTACCCCAACAACGGATAGACCGGATGCTAGGCGGGAGATGTTCTTTTTCCGCTCTTTTAGCATTTGATTTAGAAGAAGAAGAAAAACAACTTTTAAAAGATTTAGAAGATTTCAAGAAATACGAACCCGGAGCTATGAATGTAGCAAGGGTGTACTAGGGGGTTGGTATCCTCACTGGGCTGCAAGACTCATCCCTTAGTTTTGCCCTGGGGATTAAATTCTGGTAAAATAGAATCACTAGTCCGGCGCGGGATGTTTCAAGCACCCCTGCCGTTAATCAACTAGCAATATTTTCACCCGAAAAAGGCGGGTTACTCATATGACTAATATAGTACGTTTTAATGACCTCTCAGATTCTGGTATCCGATTGACCGATGATGGGCGGTTTTCCGTTCTTGATGTAATTGAATTTTGTGGAAAGAAAAATCCTAGTGATGCATGGAAAGCATTATCAGATCAGCATTCTGAGGTTCTCGGAAAAAGCGACAACTTCAAATTCCCCGGCAGAGGGCAAAGATTTACCCCAGTAGCAAATAGAGAAAATATTCTCTACATCATTGGCTTGCTACCCGGAGCCATCGGTCGATCGTACCGAGAGGAATCTGCTAAGGTATTCCTGCAATATCTTGATGCATCCCCTGAATTAGCTGAGTCGGTTATCGATCGAGCCACGCCCGAAGATTTAAAAAGGATTCAAGCCCGGCTTAAAGGCAAACAAATCAGGACTACTTTTACCTCAGTATTGCTAGATCATGGGGTGACTGAGGGCTGGCAGTTTGCAAGATGCACTGATGCAATCTACAAGCCAATCTTGGGAGGCTCCACCCAAGTAGTTAAATCAGAAAGGGGATTAGCCAAGAAAGCTAACCTGAGAGATGAGATCGATGAGTTTGAACTAACTCAGGTGATGTTTGCAGAATCCTTGGCAGAGCGAAAGATTAAGAAAGAGCAGTTGAAGGGGTTCGATCAATGCGAATCCGCCGCCGCCGAATCAGCAAGAAAGGTTAAGGAAATCTCTGATTAACCGTCCCCAAGCAACGTAATCAAAGCAAAGGCTAAGAAAATACAAGGATCAAGATAATGAAAGTAGTAACACATGAAGGCAGTTTTTGGACAGAGACTTGGACAATAGTATCAATGAAAGAAGCTGAAGATGTTTTCCGCACTGGCAGAAAGGGTGCGTACAGGGTTAAGTGGACTGAACAATTAGAGCTAGAGAACACTATTCAAATCAAGCTTCCCGGAATCCCTGAACCCGTCTCTGTGATTTCACCAAAGATGATAAACGATCGATTCTCATCCCAAATCAAAATGCAGTTTCATCCCTCTTGGCAAAAACTCAGGGATTACCTGTACGATCGAACCAAGACCGATTACACTCACAGAGAACTTTTCCAGATTTCGCAGTACGACGCTCTTATCTGGAGAGCAACCGGACTCAACCTAGAAATACCTAACGGTGTTGACGACGGGATGTGGGAAGGCGATTTCAACGATCTCAAAGGAGTCTCTAATCATGAGGATTTTTGGAAAGAGGATGACGAAAGGTACGATGCTTGGGCTAGATGGGGTGAGTCACTGAGAGACGTGATAGCGATCGAACTCAGGGACTTGATCGATGATGCGAAATTTTCTAGGAGTTACGATGGCACGCCTCCCGACACGGAGACTTCATTGGAAAAGTTAATCGATCGGGTTATGGCTAGACATCCCCAAAAATAAATTAACCCAAGGCAGGAAAGGCAATGGATATCAAAGACGGGCTGGACTTCTACTTAAAAATAATCCCGGCTCTTTCTAGCCCCGGCTGGGAGTATACAGGTGATACTTCGCTTCATGATGTGATTGCGTGGCATAGATTAAAGCTCTCCGATCCAGACATAGAAATCAGGGGGAGAATAGGCATACAGAATACGGGAATCATCCCTCACTACTTTGTCCAACTAGAGAGTGGAGAAGGCGACAACCCGGCATTCACGATAACAGCCCCGCTCCAACTAGCACTGTTTGAGTCTTACACTAAACCCATTATCCAACCTACCTTCGAGGAGCTAGACTGGGAGGCTCTCAAAGTTGCGTATGAACTGATTGGTCAGAATAGGGCGCGCTGGATTGAAAATCGTGAAGAGTACCCCGGTCAAAAAAGAAGTCCGTACAACCCAAATATCTTGTTTCTCTACACCGACATCGATTAGCCCTGAGGCGGTTAGATAAGGCAAACACCCCAAAAGCTTCTATATCTTAAGAATGAGATAAGGAGCCTCTTTTTTGCCTATTTTACCCCCCTACAAGCTCCCGTGTTAGTAATGCAGTACTAGTAAAGCAAGCTAAAACCCACTAAAACAGTTAAAAAACAACACATTCAAAACATCGCAAGATATAGAGAATCTATCACCCCTGCATTTTTCTGATCTTGATCAAGCGGAAACCACCCGCCCCGATCGATAGCCTAGAGGTTATTGAGGATTTTATTATGATGATTGCGATCGCCGTCCTAGCTCTATTTCTCGCTCTATTTCTATTTCTGTCATTTTTAATTATCCGGTTCCTAGACAATCATCAGGGATTCCATTAAAACCTATGCACCAATTCTTTTTAATCGATCACCTTTGCAGCCTACTAGTTTTTGGCATTCTTGCCTTTTGCCTTTTTGATTCTGGAGAAACAGATGGTAGATAATCGTAAACCATTTTTAAGCGACTTCCAGAACCTGAGAGAAAACCGGGACTATTATTCTGGTAACACTTGGCAATTTTGGATCGGTGCAAGGGTAGCGCACGGTTCCCCTCAATATCTGGAAATCATGAATGAAGTCTTTCGGGTCTTCCAGAGTGCCAACAAAATCCAAGAGTGCGTCGATCGACACCGCCGCGCCCTAATCAGCAAACCGCCGATCTGGTATTTCACCAACCCAGAAGGAGATCGCACCCCAGCCAGTACCGCCGATCTCAAATTGCAGAGATTGATCGATCGATGGTCACGCCGGAAAAATCCCCTAGTCGAAGCCCTCACTGCCACGCTCTTAGAGGGTAAAGGATATCTAAGATTATGGTCTCCCGTTCAATCAGCAAACAGCCCAAACCCCTATGATCGAATCTCTATACATTCCCCTGCGCCGGGTTCTGTGGAGATAAAAAGAGATGGGGATGACTTTATCCAAGAGATAAAATACAGATACTCAGACAGCCAAAACCAGCCGCTGATAGAAAGACAATACTTAAATCCCCAAGGGCTGACTGTTTTTGAAACCATCCGGGGCAAAGAAACCATTGAACAGATCGTCCTAAATCTGGGCGGGGGTTTCTCGATCGTTGAGATGCAGAGGGAACCATTAATCACCGACACAATCAAGCGGGCCCAAAACGGGATCAATTATGCCCTAACAATGCTGATTAGAAATATTGGCTATTCTGGATTCTTGAGGGAATTGATCCTGAATGGACAACCCCCCGGCGAATGGGTAGAGGATCGATCGCAACCCAACGGGCAGAAGTTTGTCCCCAATGCTGAAGGATTCGAGACCAGCCCCGGCATTACCAATTTTGTCATGGGCGCTCCAACCTATGACGCTGGGGGCAATATCACCGGATACACCAGCCCAAATGTGAATGTCAGGCAACCGATCGACCCCTCAATGTTTCTGGAAACCGTGCAAGCTGAAATCAAAATAATCTATGAATCAATGGGCCAAGGGCATATCCTTGCCACGGACTCACAACTAAGCGGCGTGTCGAGAGTGCAACTTAGGCAGGATTTTGTAACAGCATTGGGGGAGGATGCTTTAGCCATTAGTGGAGCTTTAGCAGAGATTTATAAGTCTGCTCTCCTGATGCTTGATCCTGAATCAGTAAATCTTGATCTGGTGGTCAAGTGCCAACTGTCAGTCAGCCAGCCAACACCCGAAGAGATGAGAGAGATTAGGGCAAATTATCAGGCGGGGCTATTGAGCCGATCGACCGCCATGGCCTTAATGGGAATTGATAATCCTGATGCTGAAGCCGAATTAATCTCTGAAGAAAAAGAATCAACAAACACGGATCAGAATAATGACATCCCCACAACCGATCGATCCCCTCCAGACCCAAGCACAACCGATCGAACCCCTCTTGAGCCAAGCCCCATTGAGCCAAGCTGAAGTAATCCAAGTCCCCCCGATCGACCCCCCGCCGATCGATGACCCGGATAATGATTTGACCATCTTTGAAAGATATCACCGTGAACTTTGGGGAAACGATTCCCCATCGATCGCCAGAATAAACAGAGCATTAGAAATCTATGAGGATCATCTAAAACACAAAGTCCCCACTGAGTCACAAGCCAAATTAATTAGTGAAATCCAAGACCTGCTAAGAATGGTAGTTCCCAAGCTAGAAGTAGGGAGCGGATTACTACCCCCGGAAACTTTAGTCAACTTTCTTCAAGAATGGGATGCCATGATTTCAGAGCATTAAATTTTCTGATCTTGATCAAGCGGAAAACTTCTGAATCGATCGCTAGGCTAGAAATTATTTGGATAATAATATTTATGGATTTCTCTCAGGTTTTGGATTTTTTGAAGGATCAAGAAGACGGGGCTGCAATGGCTACGGCGATCGCAACCAAGATCACCGCCTTAAATAATGAGGCCGCACAATGGCGGGTAAAACTTAGAGAATCAGAATCGGAGTTGGGACGTATTCAAGAATTGAGCGGGGGTGATAGTAAAGCCTTAGAAGGAAAACTAACCGCCCTAACTCAACAGCTAGAGGCTGCACAAGTCGAAACCAAGTCCGCCAAAGATTCTCAATCTGATGCGATCGCAAAAGAAGCGGGGTTAAGAAAAACCCTAATTCTCCAAGACGTAGCTACCAGAGCCGGTGCCGACCGCACCGCACTCACGGAGATCCTTCAAAATATCGAACCTGACAAGATACTGATTTCTGAAAATGGCATAACCGTAGACGGTAAACCACTGACAGAATTTGCACAAGCAAAAGGCGACTGGGCTGTTAGGGCATTATTCCCGACCGCTCCGAAGCCAACACTACCCACTGGCGGGACTTCAGGACAAGCCCCTAAGAATCCGGTAGATGATTATTTTAAGAGTACTTACACCTTACCCAAGGCTAAAACTAATGCCCCAAGTTAAATTTTCCACGGATACCATCGGGTATCAAAATTTCCTAGCAGAGGACTTATCTAGCTACAACCTAGTCCCGGCTGGGGCAAAGATTAACCCCGGCGAGTTTTCAGCCTACGGTTCGATCTTTGTTACGGTAGCGACTGGCGGGGCTGCAATTAATGCCGTCTCAATTCCCATCACTGCTTTAGCTCCTCTAGAAAAAGTAGGGACGGTCATTCTCCCGATCGGTGCGGTCTTAATTTTTGGAGCTAAAAAGTTTGCAATCCTCACAGCCCCCGCTCTTGCTGGTGACACCGCGATCGCTGTACAAGCCATACCAACCGCCTTAGTTATTACGGATGCAGCTAACTATTCCCCCGGTCATTCCAAGCCAATACAGGCTGGTTTACTTGTGGGCAGGACATTTGCAGAAAGGGATAACAGCACTCCTTACGGGCCAGCAGACGTGGCTGCTGATACAGACGTGTACTTAATCGGGGTTGGTTGCCAAGATGCAAACATTAACCCAGAAATAGTGTTACTCAGACACCAAACTTTAATTTATGAAAACCGCCTCCCCAATTGGGCTGCCATGACCGCACCCCAAAAAGCCAAGGTGCGATCGCTTTACCAGTGCATCACTTCAGCTAATTAGTCGGGTAGATATCGACTGAAATTTATCAACACCCCTAACTAGGAAAAAGAAAGATGGACATTCTAAAATTTTACGCAGACTTGCAGGCTGATGGTTATTTTGCCCGGATGATGATGAATCCCATTACTCAATTCGGGACTACGGCGGAGCCATTTCTGGGGGCTAGTTTACTGCCCGAAGTTCTGAAAGATGAGAACGCATACCAAGAAACCCAAGTCCGCTACAGAACCACCCCCGCTCTCGATGGTTCTAGATACAGCCCGACTCAACTAGATAATTCTGGATATCTCGTTGGTTCTGTCAAAGTTGAATTTGGGGATACAGATATCGCCTCCCAGATCACCGCGCAAGAACATGACAGTTTGATGAAATTGTTGGCTAGGGGTGGAGACGTTCAAGCTCTGGCAAATGCTATCCAGTGGGCCGATCGCACCTTGCTACGACCCCATGCAATTAAAAATGAAATCCAAAGGTGGCAGGCGATCGTTGATTCCCAAGTAGTCCGCCGGGGTTCTAACGGATTAATCGAAACCGTCAACTATCAAAACCCAGCAGGGCATAGAGTCACCCCGGCGATCGGCAGTGGAACCCTTGCTGCTCCTACAGGATGGTACGGGCCCAACTACGATCCTTTTGCCCAAGACATTTTCCCTATGGCGCAAAAACTCGCTGCCAAAGGCTACACGATTGATCGAATCATTACTTCCAGAGGGATCGCCTATGTCCTTGCCCAAAACCCCAAAGTGGTGCAACGGACTTCTAGAGTCACGATCGCCGGGGGTGAAATATCAGCCGTGATGGGGCAGGTGACACTAGCTGAACTATCCCAGATAACCGTGCAAGATTCCCTGCCACCGATCGAACTTTACGATCGGGTCTATAGAACAGCCTCCGGGGCATTCCCGTTCCTCAACAAGAATGCTTTTGTTATGGTTTGCTCTACAGGTCGTGACGAGTCGATCGACCTTGGAGACGATGGGGTACTGCAACTGACAGACACCCTAGGCTATTACGGTATCGGCCGCCCCGCCGGAGCCTCTAGCCCCGGTCGTGTTGTCTATACAGAAATAAGCGATCGCAAACCGAAAGGACTTTTTGGGGAATCATACCAAACTGGGTTCCCAGTCATTACCGACCCCGAAGCGATCGCCGTGATCACAGTCGCACCACCAGTTTAACCAATGCAACTAACTCTCCCAGCCGCTCTCGCATCTGTCAAGAATCTGCCAACCGTTAGAGGCTTGCCAGTGCTTTTAGATGACGATTTCTTAAATAGACTCTTAACTTTATCTGCCGGGGTTAATGCCCAAGCTGAAACGGTTTATCGAGTCTATTACGTGGCTGCAAAGTTTTTAGAGCAGATTCGATCGCAACATACCCTAAGCTCTGCTGACGGTGCTGTTTTTACAGAACTTGCTATCCCGATCGCCTCCCTGTTAAATCTGCAATTTAGTGAAGATTTAGCGTTGGGGTTAATCATCCCCCCCGGCTTTGAATCTGTGCCACTGCCGATCGCATCGCATAGGCTCAAAGTCTTTGGAACCAAATCTGTGAGGGTGCGACCAGTGTTATGAGTAGTAGTCCCTTTTTCGATTTCGTTAATGCAACCTTGACATTCAAAGTTCCCGGCGTAATCACCCTTGACGCTTCTGGGAATCCTTCGAGTGCATCTACAGAATTGATAGTAAAGGCGATGCTTCAGGGCGATCGCAAACAGGCTGCCTACTTCCTAAGAATGGGGACTGGTGTTGATTTAATTCCAGTAACAGGCAGATGTATAGAGCCTTTACAATTACCGCCGGGGCTGGTGGCTGATTCTGTAGCGATCGCCCTAATCGGTAATCAAGCTGGGGAGTTTATTTTATCCGGTGCTATCCAGTCCCCTTATTATCCAGTCACAATTCTGGGGCAGAAAATAGTCGGCAACTTTAGAATTACGAAAATCTGGGGGAATTTCATTTAATGGCTAAATCAATTTCTATCAGGGTTCGAGGGTCTGAAGTTCTGTTAAAACTGGATATGGTATCGGCGAAACTTGCCAACTTATCTATTCCTGTCAGTCAATCTGCTGAATATATGCTGAAGGAAACCAAACTAAATTTTGCCAAAGAATCAACTCCAGACGGGGCAGGATGGGCTGTCTTAGCCGCTAGTACCTTAGCCCAAAAAAGCGGCGGTAAAATTCTGGTAGAATCCGGGGCGCTCTTAGGTTCGATCGCCATTAAAGGAGCCGGATCAAAGCAAGCAATCATCAGTAGCACTGGGGTAGCCTACGCTATTTACCACGCAGCCGGGACTTCTAAAATGCCAGCCCGTGTATTTATCGGAGTTTCAGGACGGCACGTAACCCGGATCAATCAGATATTTAAGAAGTACATCAAATCTATCACCATGTGAAATGGACATTCAAGCGATCGAACAGATTCTAATAGATCGGCTATCCCCTCTTAGATCCACTGGGATCAGGGTGCGGGGCTTACCTAGTTTGCCAAGCGATTTAGGGCTAGACACTAATACAGGGATACTCACGATTTATCTAGACAAGACAAACTTTGAATCCCCCGGTTCCTTGGGTTTAGTAGTCCAATCCGTACTCCTCCAATTCGTTATCGAACTCCGATTAACTAATCTCAGGGAACCCAACGGAGCTTATCCAGCGATCCGGTATATCTGTAACCGACTAATAGGTTTTGCACCCCCGGACTGTGAAAATATCTATCTGCTCTCGCACGAATTTATGGGAGAGAAAGATAAATTATGGATTCACCAAATCCGGTTAATCGTCCCCACAAGGCTGTTTGAGATTCCCGACATAGATTCTTATGTCCTCCTCAAACAAATCACCCTAGAGGATGGATATGGCAACGTAGTAATCAATGAAGACAGCCCATTCTACACCCCGCCAATAAATTAAAAACCCCAACGATTAAGCCGGGGTTGTTGAACAGCAGTGCGATCGATCAGTTGCTTTTACAGGCATTCCCACCAGTACTAAGCCCCCCAACATAGCCAGAACCATAAACAGGCCTAGAGGTCTCACTAGTCACTGGCTCCGACTCCTTTTGTTCAGCATCATACTCATCTATTACGATCGAACCCCCGCCGCTAGAATTAGGGGCAGTGCCAACCGATCCGGGCGATCGCACAATCACTTCAGACGGGGGAATCCAGTCACGAGGAAAGAAGGAGACTTTATAGCCCCGCTCTATAGCTTGCTGCATTTCTTGCTGAAAGGGCAACAACTCGCTGCTCGAATCACCACCCGATTCAACATCAGAAGCAGGCGATCGCCCCTCCAACTCCAAGGCATTCGATCTGGATGGAACCCGCAGAGTAATGCCGCCCCTAAAAACAGTGCCAAACTCCGATGTCACCCCGCCCGCAGAACAAACCGACCCGGACGATCCGATCGAACCACCGCCCCCAGCATAAAAAACAGGCGGAGAGACAGAACCCCTGCCACCGCCACCAGCATCACCAGAACCAGAAGCAGGATGGATAGGTCTAGGGGTCTCGCTAGTCACTGGCTCCGACTCCTTTTGTTCAGCATCACTGGGGACTTCGATCCGCCCGTCCTTGGTTAATTGATTGGCTACAACATTTTGAACGTATTCTCTTCGATCGACCTTAGAGAATCCTTTCAAAGCAGCCCGGACTTGTTTGGAAAATTTTATCTTCATGCCTTTATAATAACACCCCAATGCCAAGTTTACACGGCATACGGCTTATTTATCTAGGCTATTTTCTAGACATCCCCCTGCTCTCGATTTCCTGATCTTGATCAAGCGGAAAAAGTTAAGCCCCGCCATTAGGCTAGATATTATTTGGATTGAATCAGATGCAGCAATTTATCTATACAGGACCAGTCAATAGCGGGGTAACGATCGACGGGATCGACTACCTCCTCTATCAACAAAACCCCATAACTTTGCCAGAAGATAATGATTATGTAAAGAGCTTGATTGCTCAAAAATATTTAGAAATCGTTGAAAAACCTGTCATTGCAGAAAATATTAATCCCGTAACTATAGCGAGTAAAAAATAATGGCTGCAAATTATCTACACGGGGTAGAAACAATCGAAATCGAGATCGGGGCTAGAAGTATTCGGCAGGTCAAGACCGCCATAATTGGCATTGTTGGCACTGCTCCGATCCACACTGTACCCCTAGCCGATCGCACTATCAACTATCCAACGCTGGTACTCAATCCCAGAGATGCAGCTAAATATTTCGGACAAGCTACTCCCGGTTTCACAATCCCCGCCGCTATTGACGCAATCTTTGACCAAGGGGCGGGGATTTGTATTGTTGTGAATGTCTTTGATCCGGCTGTGCATCGATCGATCGTAGCGCCCGGCGCATTCACTTTCACCACCGATAAAATCACCCTCCCCAATCAAAATATTATTGTTGCAACCGTGACTAACACAGCAACAACTACTACCTATGTTCTGGGTGTTGATTATTCGATCGACATGATTAAGGGGACGGTTTCTCGCATCAGCACGGGAGCCATACCTGCCCTAGCATCAGTTCAGATTGGCTATACTTACGCCGATCCAACCTTGGTGCTACCAGCAGCCGTGATTGGCACTGTAAACGCATCTGGCAACAGAACCGGGATGCAAGCATGGGAGGATTCTTATTCGCTCTTTGGATTTTTCCCGAAGATTTTGATCGCTCCTCTATTCTCAACTTTAGCCTCTGTTAACGCAGAGATCGGCGTTCAAATTTCTCGACTTAGAGCTATTGGCATAAGCGATGCCCCGATCGGGACTACTTTTGCTCAAGCCATAGCGGGTCGGGGCCCGGCGGGTTCGTTTGGATTTAATACATCTAGCGATCGAATGATTCTCTGTTATCCACATGTCAAAGTTTTTGATCTAGCCACTAACACCGAAGTTTTAGAACCTTACAGCCCCCGACTGGCTGGGGTTATTGCAGCTAAGGATATTGAAAAGGGTTACTGGTGGAGTCCTTCTAATACGGAAATCAAGGGGATTGTGGGAGTTGAACGCAGGTTAACTGCTGCGATCAATGACCCCAACTCAGAGGTAAACCTGCTAAATGAAGCGGGGATTTTCACAATATTCAACGCCTTTGGCACCGGACTTAGAACTTGGGGTAACAGGACGGCTGCTTGGCCCACAGTTACTCACCCTAGGAATTTTATAAATATTCGCCGGGTTGCAGATATCTTGCACGAGTCGATCGAATTCTCCCTGCTCCAGTTCCTAGATATGCCAATATCTAACGGTCTAATTGATTCGATCGTGCAAAGCGTGAAAGCTTTTATCCAAAAGCTGATTGGGGATGGAGCCTTGATCGGGGGTGACTGTAGCTATAATCCTGCCAAGAATACCCCGGAAGAAATTGCCTTAGGTCATCTGACATTTGATCTGAGTTTCATGCCACCCCCGCCCCTTGAGCGGATCACGATCGAAAGCCGGATCGATATCAATTATCTCAAAACCCTCACCGGGACTTTAGGAGCTAGTTAAGCCAATGATTAAAACCGTATCTAACGCAAGTGTTTGGGTTAATGGGAATGTGCAAATTGGCACCTGCTCTGAGATCGAATTGCCAGAAATAAAACTACTTCTCGTTGAGCATGAAGGGCTAGGGGTCGTGGGGACGGTGGAAACTTTTGCAGGGATCGAAGCTATGGAGGCAACCTTCACATGGACTTCTTTTGATGCAACCACCTATAAGGCGATCGCTAACCCAACCCAGCCAGTGCAACTCCAAACAAGGGCAAGCCAGAAAACCACCACCCTGCTGGGGGATACAGAAACCCCGGTAGTAGTTTTCCTGTCTGGAATATTTAAGTCCATTCCCTTGGGGAAACTCAAAAAGGGGGAGACGATCGAACTCAGTTCAGAGATGTCCGTAAGCTATGTCCGACTTATTTTAGGGGGTGAGGAGCTACTAGAAATTGACGTTTTCTCCAACACTTACAGAGTCGCCGGGGCTGATATCTTAAGCCAATTTAGGGCTAATTTAGGAATTTAATATGCCAACAAAAAAGAAAGAATCAGTAGAAATCTTCACCCTTCCTAGTGGCAAAGTAGCCAGTCGTTTTGCATTAAGTAGCAAAGATTATTTTTCATTCAGGAAAAGGCTGCAAGCGGATCAGGATAGCGATATAGCCACTAAAGAGCTAGTCATGCGATCGTACCTACTAGACGATCTACCCATCACGATCGACCAACTGGAAGATGAAGATGGGCTAAGTTTTGATGATGTTTTTATGCTCACCAATAAGATCGACACCCTTTTTTCTCATCTCCAACAGAAAGCGACCTAATTGCTTTTTGCCAGATAACGGGCTGGGGGATTGTAGATATTTATAGTCTTGATTTAGCGGACTTAATTTACTGGATTGGTCACGCAAGGGATTATCAAAAAGCTCTGGATAAAAGACTTAGGAAAAAATAGGGGGGTTAATGTCCAGCGATCCAAATTCTCCAGATTCTCCAAATCCCCCGATCGAAGTCAAAGCATTAACGGATCAGTCTGTGGGAGAAGATATCGAACGGTTAAAAGCCCTTCAGCTTATCCGTGAGGAGCTTGATCGATCGAAGACCGTTCAACTCATGAAGGATGAGATTGATCGATCGACAACGGTCGCCAACTCTACAGATATCGAGAATCTGAAAACGCTGCAAGTTGACCTGACAGAGAAGCAAATGGCCAGCATGGCCGCGATCGCCAAAGCCACCGCTAAACTGAATGAGCTAAAAAGGGATCAGGATGCTCAAGACATCATAAAAGTCCAGACTGAGCAGGCGATCAAAGAGATTCAACTTACTCAAGATGAACATCAAATTCTTTACCTCCAGAATCAAAATGATCTAGCTTTTTTACTGAGAGAGCAAAAGACACGAGCGGAGTATTCCTTTGCCTATCGATTTATCATCTCCACTCTATGTATGACTGTCATCATCTCCCTAGTGGCGGGGGTATGGTTGACATCCCAGCGGATCGAAATTCCCCAACTCATGATCGTTTTAAGTAGCTCTGGACTAGGGGCAATCTCTGGACTTTTAACCCCTAATCCCCAAGCACAAAAAAGAGAAAATTCCAATAATAGGAGAAATTAAATGGCTTCTAGTCTCCTCTCTATCACGATTGAAGCGATCGACAATGCCAGTGCGGTCATCTCTGGAGTCCAAAACAGTGTCAAAGGACTCGCTCAAATCGGGGCGGTTGGCTCCTCTCTAGTGGGAATGGGAGCGGCGATCGCTTTACCTATTATTGGGATTGGTACGGCTGCGGTTGGAGCGGCGATGGAGTTTGAAAGCTCTATGGCTAATGTCGCAAAAGCTGCAAACGTTCCAGTCAATTCAGCACAGTATCGAGCGTTAAGTACTGAGATATTAGGGCTGTCTAGAGTCATCCCTAGAGCGGCAACCGACCTTGCCGAAATTAGTGCTGAAGGTGCAAAGCTGGGGGTAAGCATCCCCAACCTTGGACAATTTACTACTCTCATGTCCACTATGGCAGTCGCCTTTGACATGACCGCCCAGCAAGCGGCGGAGGGCGGAGCTAAGATTGCCAACTCATTCCAGATGGTTGACGCAGCCGGACAGATGGACTTCTCAAGGTTGACACGATTTGGGGATGTGGTAAATACCCTTGGCGATAACATGGCCACCACCGAAGCACAGATCATCACCTTTGCTCAACAGACGGCGGGTGTTGCCAGTGTTTACAGGATGAGTGAAAGTGATGTAGCAGGATTAGGCGCTGCTTTCACCAGCTTAGGGTTAGCCCCTGAACGAGCAGCTAGGGCTTTTAATTCCACTGCGGTTAAATTAGCATCAGCGACCACATTAGGTAGTGAGGCTCAAGCGGGGTTTAAGGCTTTAGGTGTTAGTGCCACTGAGATGCAAACAGCTTTTGAGAGTGGAGAAGGAACGGATGCTTATTTAGGTTTTCTGCAAAAAGTAAAAACAGCCGGGCCACAAGCCGGGGCTGCTCTATCTAAAATCTTTGGGGTCGGTTTCTCAGATGAAATTATGACCGCCGCCGCTGGAATGGATCAATTTACTAAGGCGATCGATCTCTCTGGTAAAAAAGCGGGGGATGCTGGGTTCTCTACAATGCAGAGCAGTTTTGAAATCTTTGCAAGCACCACCGCCTCACAGATGCAACTACTCAAGAACAATTTTATGGAGTTAGGGATTGCGATCGGCAGTGCAATCCTCCCGGCTATTAATTCCGTGACCTCTGCGATCCGGCCTATGATTATGGCTTTCGCTAGTTTTGCTCAAGCTAACCCCGGAATCATTGCAGTCGGTGTTGCCATTTTGGGGATTGTGGCTGCGATCGGGGTTGCAGCGATCGCAGTCGGTGGTTTTCTCATGGCGATCGCTGCCGTAGGTACTGCGATCGCAACTATAAGCGGTGGTGCTGCTGCCATTGGTTTAGGGGCCATGTTTGCTCCGTTGGGGGCTGCGGCTCTACTTGCTGCGGGGCTGGTTGCTATAGCGGCGGGTGTTATAGCGGCGGGTGCGTTTCTAGTTACAGGTAGTTGGGAGGGTGTTGCCGGGGTTTTTGCTGCTATCCCTGCCGTACTCTCAGAACTACCCGCCAACCTTGCCCAAATTCCGGATGCTATTGGTTCTATGATTTTGGCTGCTCAAGCGATTATAAATAATTTTGTAGCGGGTGTGAGGTTAGCATTTGCAACTATGGGTAATGCCATGACTCAAGCATTCTCTGGAAATATGGCTCCGGCGATCGCTATCTTTCAGGGGTTGATCGCTGGGATTGGCGCCGCTTTTATGGGGTTAGGGACAATGATATCTGGGGTCATCAATGGAATAGTTGCCACCATTTCTATGATCGGAGCGATGATCGGGACGGTCTTAATGGGCATAAACGCAATGATTCTAGGGTATCTAGTCACCGTGGCAACTGGAATTTCTGCTGCAATCATGGGAATTATTACGGGAATCGTGGCAGTAATTTCCACTATTGGGATGATGATCGGGACGGTGATCATGGGAATTGTGACCGGGGTAATGGTAGCGATCGCCGGAATCTCTGCATCGATCGCCGGGGTTATTGCCGGAATATCCGCATCGATCGCCGGGGCTATGGCGGGAATTATGGGAGTGATTGACAGCATGGTTTCAGCTATGGCAGCCGCTTTCAATTCGATCGGACCTGCAATTTCTGGGGCTATGAGTGCTGCGATCGGTGTAGTTCAGAGCATGGCGGGTGAGTTTGCAGCCGCTGGATCTGCGCTTATGGCTGCTCTAGCTCAAGGGATTATGGCGGGGGCTAGTGCGGCGGTGTCTGCCGTTTCTGGGGTCGCCGGGCAACTTAGAGCCATGTTGCCATTCTCTCCTGCAAAGACTGGGCCATTATCAGACTTAGACAAATCTGGGCCTGCGTTAATGACCACGATCGCAGATGGGATAACCGCCACCCCAATTTTAGGAGCGTTAGGGCGATCGCTCTCACCTGTATCCAATCTCTCTAGTGGGATGGGGATGGGTATGTCACCACCAACTCAAGGCGGCGGATCTTCTGGCGGCATGGGGATGGCACCACCAACTCAAGGCGGCGGATCTTCTGGCGGATCTATTACCCTGAATTATGCCCCGGTAATAAATGGGGACGGCGGGGTTGATTTAATTGAAATGCTGCGATCGCATTCTAGAGAATTAATGCAAATGTTATCGGAAGTTCAAGCTAAGAGCGATCGGAAATCATACACCTGATACGCACAAAAAAAGCCCTCTAGAATCGCTTAGAGGGGTGTAGGATCGTTCTCTATATTCTACGTTTCTTTTTGCTCACTATCCCAATCTTCAATTAATTTTGCTTTTACATCCATTAGGAGTTCTATCCTAGCCTTGATCTTGATTGTAGACAGATTAGCTACATTATGGGTGATGAGTTCTAGAATCATTTGATCGATCAGCATTAAGTCCTGATCCCGGCTTACTCCCCAATTTTCTTCTATTTTCCAGTTCAGACAGTCGGCGGACGTGTTTGTGGTTTTCATGTTTTTTTGATTCGAGTTTAATTATGGTGCATCTCGGCGATCGGAACCCCTAGAAGGGCTGGGTGGCTTATCAGGGGCTTTGTCTGCTCCGGATGGGAGTACTATCAATGGTTGGAAAATCAAGGCAAGCATGGCTACGATTAAATACTTCATGATTTGCTCCTGTTAGTCATTAATCTCTGTGGGTTCGGGTGGGTTCGGGTGCGATCGAAGTCAACGCAAAGGATCGTCTTTTATCGGTTCCCCAAGAGAAAATCTATAAGCCTCCATTCTTTGCGCTGGGGATAAATCAGAATCGGCAAAGTTGCGATCGGCGTAATCTTGATCTTCGGTTTCGGGTTCGATCGCAACTTCTGGAATTGGCAGCAAACTATCTCGCTCTAATTTTTCCATCACCGCCGCTCTGACAAAATCCTGTTTTTCAGGTCCGCCCATACTTTCCAAGATTGCCTTGATATCAGCAGGGAACCGAACCGCTACAGGATTCTCTCCAAACTTCAAACCTATTCCCTTGCCTGTGAAAGCATGTACTGGAATTTGACCTTTTCCCATGTTGCCTCCTGTTCTATTTCTAATATTCCCTTACTCTAGCACACGTAAACATTAATGTAAACACGAGTAAAAGATATGGCCTTAGATAGATGTGATTCATGTTTACATGCGAGATAATAAGTACATAAAGACAAACAGCCCAAGGGCAGGAAACGAACCGATGAGATTAGTAGAACTTAGAGCCAAAGAAGTTAAGACAGTAAACACCAAGTTTGGGGAACGGATTTTAATTGTTGCATCCGGTGATCTGAAATCTGAGATCAAGATATGGAGACCGCTAGATGATCCAGCAAGCCAAAATATTAAACCTAACCAATTTTTCACGGCTGCGGTAGATAGCCAAGGCAAGTACAGCCCGATCGCCCCTATGGAAAACGCACCCGTAACCAAACTAAGCACTGCTAATGAAGACAACCAAACCTACACCCCTGCCAGTCCTTACAGCCCCTTGGCAACACTGGACAAGCCAGTAAAAGTTACCCCTGTAGTAATCGCCGCTCCTGTAGAAGTTACCCCTGAGAATTCCGGTGGTGCGTACGATCGACATATAGAAAACTTAGCTGCCAAGATTGCCGACTGCTACAGAGCAACCAAAGCCCAACTACCTGAACTGAGTGAGGAGACGATTCAAAAACTGGCTACTTCGGTATTTATCCAACTAGCAAGAGACACCTTCTAAATAGGCAAGGGGTAGCCAACTCCCGCAAAAGACTAGGCTACCCCCGCACCAACAGATTAGCACGATCGCCCCGATACCGCCCCTCAAAAAGATACCCCTTTAGATAGATGACATTCATGTGTACATGCGATATATTGGTATTTATAGGGCAAAGGAAAACACTTCACCCCCGCCTTAAATCACTTCACAGCAAAAGGAAAACACCATGACTTACCAAGAACTCAAGACCGAACTCAGAACCCTTCAAGCCGCCGGACACCCAATCCCCGCACTCAACAGTAAAAAGGAAATCCTTGAAACCGCCCTTGCCCAAATCTTGGCAAGTATCACCCCTGAAATAGTTGAAGCTGTCACACCCGAAGCGATCGCCACCACCGCCCCTGAAATCATCGAACCTACTACCCCTAGTACCGTAACCAATTACGATACTACCCCTAGCGTAGAAAGTGCTACCCTCATCAGTAACGACACCACCAACAGGTCAGAAATCACCACCACCGAACCCAAGCGAATTACCATCACCCCAGAACACCCAGCACTAACTGAAGTTAAAGAAATTGCCAAGGGATTAGAGATTGCCTTAATCTGGGCGATCGCAGCCATCCGGTCAATCATCCGGTTTGCAACTCCACACCTAAAAAGAGCGGCGGAGGCAGGGCTAAAAATAATTGTCTATGCAGCCGTTCTGTTTCAGGTTTGGATAATGCCTAAGATTGAATTACTGGCATACAGGATCGGACTGTGGGGATTGACTACCTTTATTAAGATAAATAAGAGGGTATCGATCGCCTAATCCCCCAAATCCTCTAACCAAAAAAAAGCCCCTCTAGGATTGCCTAGGAGGGGTTCATTTTGTCTATTAGGTATTCCCAGCCGCTACGATTTTGCCCCTGTAGATAAAGCTGTAAATGGGCAGTAGATGATTCGAGCTATCTACAGGTCATCTACAGGGCTGTAGATAGCTCCTACAGTTGCTGCACAAGGGTTGTGCTGTTTGCTGTAGATAACTGTAGATAGCTGTAGATGACCTAAATAGGGGTATTCCAGAATCATCTACAGGTGGCGATTAGTAGGCTGCAAACCCTAAAGTTATTCCCTCACCATCGCAGTAGCCAAGCTCTAAATCTTCTAGTTGGCAGAAGATTTCCCTAATCTCATTAGGGTTAATTTTCTTAGTCCCGGCGATATTATTCTGGACATCTCTAGCCTTGACCATCCCCTTAGATTTTGATAGCTCTACAATTTCTTGCAGAGGGAACTCTAGATTTTGGCTTGGGGTATGGCTACTTATTCTAGAAATCTTGGCAGCCGGTTCGGGCGATCGCTCCAAGCAGGATTGAAGGAAATCTACCGGATTTGTTGAACTGGTAGAAGCGATCGAACTTGCAACAGATTTAGATATTTCTGGAATAATGCCAAGCTGCCCATCTACCAGACAAGCCCTAGGATTCGACTTAAGGATTGCCAGTGATTCAGTATCCCCAGAAATCTTTGCAGCTTTTTGGGCAGCCTTACCTAGGAGAATCTGACAAAAATTATCCCTTTGGCTGCCCTTACCTTCTAGCCCTAGAATCTTCACCTCCGCCCCTTGACTCAATAGGATAATCCTCATCCCCACTTTTCTAGCCTCTTGTCCTAGCAGAATTAAACTATCTTTTACCGTTTCGGTGTTGGCAACGATCGAGGGGAACTCATCGATCGCAATTGTCAGGGGCTGCCAGTCCGTTCGGCCTTGACCACGATCCTGATAGCGTTTATCCATTTCAGTAGTCAGGGAATCAAAAGCGGTTTCAATCTCTTCATACCGCCTGCCCTTGCCGATGACCGGGCGATTCTCCCAAGTCCCCGGCTTGTAGTGCGGATCTATAATCTGGATATTTGAATCATTAAAATGTTCAGATAGTAGCCAATTAGCCAAGGTAGATTTACCCTCCCCAGTTGAGCCAACAATCATTAAATGGGGATACTGTTTTATCGATCGCCAGTCAAAATAATCAGGTGCGATCGCTGCCCCGGTTGCACTATTCCCCCTGACAGGTTCGGGGCTTAATCCCCTTGGTGATTGCTGTTCTGGGATTTGGGTAGTAGTGCTATGCTGTGTTTCAGGAGCGGCAGAGAGTGCGTAAACTTGGTGGATTTGTTCCATAGCTCTATGGTGGTAGCGATCGTGCTGGTCATCTGGAACCCTTGATAAATCGATTTCTCTGATAGCAACTAAAAGCTGTGGCAACCATCCCTTACCCTCAATTAGATGGACAAAATCTACTCCAAATCTTTCTAAGGCCAAGTAGTGCAACTGCTCAAGCCCCGTGAGTTGTGGGAGTAAATCATGATCACCGGTGAATAATCCAAATTTAGGCAGAGCCTTGTTTTCTGTTGCCTCTGCATAGGTGTAGGATACCCAAGCTGCGATCGCCCCTGAACTCCCGCATAAGAAGGCTAAACCGATTAAGGGATTTAACCCTAATCCACCGCCAAGAATTAAACCAGCAAAGCCGGGCGTGGCAAGTAACCCGCAGCCAATTTTCCAGTTGTTACCAGATTCATAATTTAGGATCATCCGATCAACCTTGTCTAGCAGTTTCTCAGTGCGGGTTAGGGGCAAAGCCGGGGCGTAATCTTGATAGCCCTCATACTCAATTATCATTAGTTTGACCTCCTGTAGGGGCTTTTGCTGCTGGGGGATTAGCGGTAGGAGCCTTAGGGCTTGGGGGATTAGCTGCCGGGGCTTTTGCTTGTGGTGGATTAGCTGTAGCAGATTGAGGCTTAGGGATATCTGCTGCCGGGGCTTTTGGCTGGGGGATGTCGGCATAATCCACTGGGTTAGAATTTCTTAGTTTGTCTTCCTGAAAACTAACAAACCAATCAAAGCCAAATTTGAATCCCCACAAGGCGATCGCTAGTTGGATAATTTTAATTGGCGTAATTCCCTCTAACCAAGCTAGGAAAACGAACCCTACAAACTCGCAAATGGTGGCAATAAACCCAGCAACAATTATTGAATTATTGGTGCTTCTCTCCCCAGAAATCTTTACTTTCTTTTGAGCCTTTCTAAATTCCCGGTGTCCTTCAGTCTGGATATATTCGATCGTGGCTCCTAGCAGAACCGCCGTCAAAACAGTCACTGCTACCCAAAAGTTACCTAGACTTGCCTCTAATCCCCTTGTCAGGCTACTTCTACTTAGTAACTTAAAATAGTTTTCGGCAGATAAACAGAAGGCATAAAACATTAAGAAACCACCGCAAATCACCTTGCCGTTTGCAATGAAACCCCAACATAAATGACCCACAAGGCTAAATATTGCCACTGGGATAACAAAGAGAAAATCGGCAATTTTGCCAACGGTCAGATGTGTCTTTACCTTGGCTCTTGGGGTGCTTACCGTAGTGGCTCTTGGGGTGCTTACCGTAGTCCGGTCAGTGACGTCTCTCATTTCTCTCATTTAATTATTCTCCTGTGGGGTTAAATATGTCTGGATATTTGTTAACTAGGTCATCGGTTACAGGCTGGGGGATTAAGCCCGTTCTACTGCTTAAGTAATAGCCCCAGACTGGTGGCTTATCTTCTGATTCCAGTAGTAAGAAATCTTGGGAATTTAGATTACTAAGGACTATTTTTAAGTCGGTATTAGGGGGGACTTGGGGGTTGTATTTGTATCCCCAAAGTTTGATGATTCCCCATCGCTTACCATCTTTAGAAATCAAGCTAGAAAACTCTTGGGGGGTTTTTGGTTGCTGTACTTGCTGTGGTTTGTTGGGTATCTTAGCGATCGCATCAACGCTCAAGAAAGAACCAATGCCCGTAGCAAATAGAGAGAATACGAGACAAGTAAGAGGGATGGTATATTTCATAATTTGGGAAAAAGAATCCCCTCTAACCCCTGTGGGAATAGGATTAGAAGGGCTTTAATTGTTAGTTGAGTTGGGTTAGTTAGCCGTGAAGTAGATTAGATAAGTAGAGTAAAAACCCCCTTCTTTGCTCACCCTCAAGGGCGTAAATCCAATCGGTATCTTCCTGATCAAAGGCTGCGGGAATCCTGATATCTTTTGCCCCGGCGAGTAAGTCAAAGTACATTGGTTCGGTTTCTTTCTTGCTAATGAAGGCGATCGAATCTTGAACGTTTTCTGGGATTGCCCCGCTCACGTAGTAGCCGATAGGTTGAGACATTTTGATTTTTCCTTTTTTGAGTTGGGTTAATTCTTGATTCGAGATTGCCAGTCGGCGGTTATTTCTTGAATCCGGCGCTCGTGAAATTCTTGCTTTTCCTGCAAAAGGCTAGGCGGTGAAATGCCCTTTGCAATCCTTTCTCTAGCCAGTGGATAATGAACCTCATTGAACATCTGGGCATTTAGGAGTAAGTCTTGATTTAGACTTTCCCCCCATTGTTTGTCATCATTCCAGTCAAACTCTCGCATAGTTTTGAGTTGGGTTAATTTGTTAGTTAGTTGTCACATGACTTAAGTCAGTCTCTGCAATCTGCTGGTAATCGGAACCTAGGTTGTAGTACCAGCCGGGGTGAATAGATAGTTCTGGCTGACCGCTTTTATACTTGGCTTTGGGCATTATTTTAGCCCTCCGTTTTGTTGGTCAAATTTAGTTTCGTATGCTGGTCTTAGATCGGCTTCGGCAATCTGCTTGCGATCCTCGTGATCTAGGTCGTAGTACCAGCCGGGACGAGCAAATAGCCTTGGTCGTTTGTAGGAGGCATCCTCGATTGTGAACCGGACTCCATCATAAATAACCGTTTCCCCATCTTCAAATTTACGTTCTGGCATTTTCTTGAACCTCCGTAAAGCAATAAACATCTTTGTATTCAATCGAGTCGCCGAGCATTCTTCGGACTTCAAAGCCATGCTTTTTCTCAAAGGACTGGCTAATGGCTTCTGCAACTGTCTTCGGGTCGTAGGAGTCCTTGACATAAAAGAGATTGTCAGTCCACAGACCGATCGCCGGATGGCTTTTTAGTTCAAGTAAGTCTGCTAAAACATCGGGATCGATCTCTCTGGCAAACTCAATTGCCACTAATTTGTTAGCCAGTTTGACTACTACTGAGAATTTCGGTGTTATATCTCCAATCATGATTTAGTTGTAAGTTGGGTTAATTTAGAAGTCGATTATGGTTTCGAGATTCCCGATCGCTGCGGAAACAGATGGGGATTCAATTTCTTGCTTTTTCTCTAGGGGTGCGTGGAGGTCGCTATTTACCCAGTCTATTAAGTTCTGGGCGCATTTCTTAATCAGGAATCTTGCAGCCTCAGATCGGTTGCTACTCCTTAAAGCCTGACAAAGACTATCCAAAAGAACACGATCCTCCGCATCGAGATCAACTTTTGTTCTAGTCATTCTCACCCCCTATAATCGCCATGCCATTAACACTGGCAAAAACATGATTGGCAATCACCTTGAATCGGCCCTTTGTCTGCTCCTCAAAAGATTTAACCAAAGGAGCCGATCCGCCCGTGATCAAAACTTCAGAGAGGCGATCGTAAAAGGGGAGCCATTTAGCCCTAATCATTTTCCTGATATCTTCAGACCACGGTTCGAGAGCCTTGAGAAATTCTGCTTTGAAGTTATTCCCGGTCTCCCCTAGTTCATAGGTTCGATCGCCTATACCATCCATAATCAAATCTAGGGCCGGCTCGTACCCAAGTCTGGGAACTAGTAAGAAGGCGATCGACTGGGCTAAACCATCCGTGCCGGGCAGCTTTACGCTTGCTGATGTGATTATGTCCCCGTCTGGCATAAATAGCTTTGCCAAACTAGTACCGCCACCAATGTCAATAATCCCATTTATTCTCCCCGGCTTTTGATACAAGCTTTGGTCGATCGCAAACTTGTAAGCGCCGTAACACTCATCGATAATCACTACTTTATTAACAGTAAATGTAATCTCTACCCCTTCACGGATAATGGTTTTAGTTCCCTCTAGAGACTTTAGGAAAGCCATGTTTTCAGAGTTCCTACTATCTGGAAGGGTGAGGATTAATTTGTTAATAACTAAAGGTAACTCACTGCCCTGAAATGGTTCGATCGCTGGCAGAACTAACAGATTGGCGATTTTTGATTTGTTATTCAAGAAAGTTGGCGCACCGCCTAAAGTTTTTGCTTTTTCGCCGATCGCATACCGCTTTCCATCTACCGTTACTAAAACGGAAAACCGATTAGTTCTTACAGTCCCGTGTGATGGTTCTAACTGTTTTACGTAGCTAGGGATTTTGTGAGGTCTGCCGTTACGACCAGTGAATTTAATGTCCCGGTTTCCTGCATCGATCGCCACGAAATCAATTAGATGTGAGCTAAGCCTTGAGGCTGTTTGTTGTGCCATATAATTAAGGTAGTCTTTGATTTGAATAAACCCGTAGTTCGTAGCTCCGGGTTATTTTTTTGCCTGTATCCCTGTCCTAAGCCCGCAGGACTTACTAGTTTTTGGGGATACGTGGTGGCTGTGTTGTGGTTACACGGTGGTTACGCAGTGGGTTTTTAAGTATTCCTACTTGGGTTTGCTTGGGGTTGCTGGTTGCCTTAGCTTATAAGTGGTTAGGGCTTTTTGGCTGATATCGCTTAACCCGTTGCGTACCTGTCTTGGTTGCACTGTGTACCCGTTGTGTAACCTTTCTGTACCTATACTATGCTAGGACTATAAAATAGTCAAGCAATTAAATGAAATTGTCGCTTAATTGCATTTTCAGACAGGTAGAGAATAGGATTAAGACAGTACTTAAAAACAGAGAATCATGAAAAGCAACCCGGAAAAAGTTCAAATTACTGTCGGAGAATATTATGTCTTTTTACTGAAGTGGGACTGCTGGATTAATGGACGATCAAAAAGTGGGCAAGCCGGCTCCTTGCTCTGCTCAAAACTTCAAGAGAGAGAACAAAGAATAATTGAACGATTAGATTTTTTGGCAAGGATTAGAAATATGTCAGTCGAGGAGCTAAAAATGGCGATCGTTAATGGCGGGGGGATAGAGCAAGCAGAGGAATAAAAAAACCCCGGATGACAAGTCCGGGGTTTCGTTTTGGGCTTGCGATCGCTGTGATTCGATCGCAAGGTAATGAGTTCATCCTATCAACAATTACGGGGGGTCGATCGGTTCCTTGAAGACATCAGCCGGGAACCCAGCGGAGAGGGCGATCGAATCGATATCATCTTGCTCACCCGCCGTGATCGGTGCGTTAGCTGCTGCTAGGGCTAATCTTAATCTTTGGAAAGCCCAATTAAGATTTCCAGTATTTCTATTCAGGGCAAAGACATCACTAGAGATGCGACCCATGCAAGCGTTGATAGGCCCATTGGTTTCTCGCAGGATGTTAGCCCGTTGGTATAAGGGATGAGTCCCGATCGCCCCTATCAGTTCATCCCAATAAGGCGGGGGGTCGTAGATTGCGATCGGCTCTCCATTGACAATCTTGAATTTCTGAATTGACTGCCCTACTCGATCGGGGGGGATATTGACCTTTTTAATCCCCGCAGTAGCCAACTCTTCATCGGTTGGATTTTCTGGGGCATCTTCCCAGAGGGATTTTAGAGCTAAGGAGCCAGCGTGTTCACCGTCTAACATTCGATAAAAAATAAAATCTGACATTAATTATTTAACCCCATACAATTACTATTCTGCCATTACCGCCAGCCGTTGGGGCTGATCCGCCGTTGCCAATTCCAGCAGCATAACTAGGATGGGTGTTGTTTGCAGCTACGGCTCCAGACCCGGCGATGGTTGAGGCTGCCGTGGTTCCCGACCCAGTAAAGGATGATCCGCCACCACCGCCGTTAAGATCGGTGCCACCACCACCGTAATAGCCGGAGCCGCCGCCAGCGCCGCCATGTTGTGCGCTGCCAGTCCCCGTAGTTGATGCGTTCCCCCCGGCAGAAAGAGACCCAGCAGTTGCGTTTCCCCCGTGTAGGTTTCCGGCTCCGCCGCCCACGGACTGATTACCACCAATACCACCACCAACCCCGTCAATCCCTCCAATACCACCACCAGCCCCGCCAATCCCTCCATTACCCCCGCCCCCGCCAGCCCCAGCAGTCAATAATTCTGTAGCCGATCGCCGGACTGCCGACCGTCCGCCTCCCGCCCCAAACCGAAATAGGTTAGTCCCTCTTTGATTCGCTACACCTCCGCCGCCAAAAGCGATCGCACTATTGCCTGTCTGGACATTTCCCCAATGCTGTCCACCTTGCCCCACGAGCATAACTAAGGTTTCGCCGGGGGTAGTCGTGAAAGTGGCTTGGACAAATCCAGTACCACCACCACCACCAATAGCATCCCCACCACCACCACCACCAGCCCAGATTAAGGCAGTAGCGGTAGTAACGGCTGCCGGGACTACCCAGTTTTGATTAGCCCCTGTGTAGGCAAACACCGCACTACCAGCCGCAACAAACGATCCGCCTGAAAATCCTACGTTCCTCCAGTTTCCTGATGAGAAGATTAGATTGCCTCTGAGACCGCCTGCTAGGGTAGCGTTATGGGCGTTAGTTCCCGTAGCAGAAATCGTAATAGTTCCAGAACCTTGGGCATTGAAGAATGCAACATAGGTTCCTTCTGGGGGTGCGATCGGCAGGGTGACTGTGCAGGCTGAAGAGAAGAAATGATAGCGATTTGGGAGTGCGTTAAAAGTACCCCCAACTACAACAATTAAACTGGCTGTATCTTCTAGGGTGTAAGAGAATGCTGTACCGCCGGGGTTGACTCTGGCAAATTGACCCCCGGCTGATGCGATCGAAGGCAATATCCCCGCTAGAGAGTTGGGTGTGATTGCTTTGTTTAGGACGGTTAATCCTCTTGTTTCTACTTGAGTTGCAATCTGGATAATTCCGGGAACCGTATCCGTAGCGGCGGGGCTGGTGACTGTATCGACTTTTGCTTGCAGAGCAGCCGGGGTAATTGATTTAGTGGAATTAGTCCCGGTTAGAGCCTCTGCATTAGTGGCTAGAATCACGGTTCCTGCCGTGCTGGTGGTTGCAGCGCCTAGCGATGGGATAGCGTTAATCTTGGCTTGCAGAGCAGATGACGTGATTGCTTTAGCTGAATCAGTCCCGGTAATCGCCTCCCCATTTGTGGCAAGAATCACGGTTCCTGATGTGGTGGTTGTGGACGCACCAAGAGAGGGGATAGCATTAATCTTGGCTTGGAGAGCAGATGACGTGATCGCTTTGTTTGAATCAGTACCTGTAATCGCCTCCCCGTTCGTGGCAAGAATGACGGTTCCCGAAGTGGTGGTTGTAGCTCCGGTAACAAGGGATGTAGCGGACGTGCTGACGGCTGCCCCCGTCCTAACATCTATCCAAATTGCCCCGTCCGAAATAACTAGAGAACCCGCCCCGGCATTTGCGTTAGTGGCATAAAAAACTTTACGGGCATTAGGGACGGCGGGGGGTAGGGAGGCGATCGCAAAACTTGGAACTCTAAGACTGGCATTTGTCAGATCAAGCCCGACTGCATCTAGAACATCTTTTAAGTATCTAGTCCGGGCTGCCAGTTGGGTAGGTTGCAAATTAGAAATTCCTGATCCGCCGACCCCTGCATCAACTGGATCGGTTCGTTCGAGTTGATAAATGCCTACCGGGAATGTGCTGGTTTCTGTGAGATTCGCCATATAAAATCCTAAAAGTTAGTTAAAACAATAATCAAACCACCGCCGTTAGCTGAATGATCCAAGTCCCCCGGAGGGTGAGCGCGGCTGTTTTCTGCAATACGTCTCTAGTTTTTCTTGCAAAAAGTAATCCGTTTTCAGTCATCAGCCCAAATTCCCGGATGTCTTTCCCGATCGCCTCCCCCGACCCTAATTCCCATTTAATTTCTAATCGGCCGTTACCCTCTTGAGCGATCGACTCTGGCAACTTCAGAAAGGGATTAGTGAGGGCGGTGGTGTTTGGCAAAGTCGGATCGCCATTAGTGCCAAAGCCGATCGCACCGATTGACCGATCAAAAGTTATCCCCCGCAGTAAGTCGGCGATCGCATTTAGTCCAGAATTAACTACCAGATTTTGGCTAGACTCGCTAAAGATTAAATAATCGCCTTGGTACACATCTAAATTGAAAACCCCTAAAATCCCGATCGACTGCGGCAGATACATTAAAAAACCTCAATAATTTTAAGGCTACTTAGAGCGGCGGGGTTTTTCCGCTTGATCAAGATCAGAAAATCTAGAGGGTTTCGATCGCATCTTCGATAAATCCATCGTGCAAAAATCTGCCGTTGTGCATCACGAACGGGCGGGAATTATAAATTTCTACTCCATTATGGAAAAACCGCCCATCGTGAAGATTTGCTGCCATAGGGTCGTACAGAAGATTAGTAGTTAGGGATAACTCCAAAGCATCGGAAATATTTATATTGGCTGTGGGGGTGGAACTGAAGAAAATGTCTAGCAGGTGCGATCGGGCATTTTTCCACTCCTCTATCAGCTTGGAAATTAAATCTATGTTTGCAGCCGTTAATTCCTTGGCTCCAATATTTAGATCAACCTCAAAGGAATAAGGCAGGCGGCTGCCAGAACCTAAACCATCATAATTAAACCGTCCGTTGTACAGAAATCCGTATTCATTCTCCCCATAGGTTTGAGAACCATCATGATTAAACCGGCCATCATGATCAAAGACTGCCTCAACTAAACCCTGCCCATCATGGAATAAATAATTATTTAACCCGATCGCTACGGTCGAACCATCATAATTAAATAGCCCATCATATCGGAAAACCCTGACTGGATTCTCTATGACCACCGCCGCTAGAAATCCTACAGCCCGAAGCGATCGCTCAATGGAGTATGGAGTCCCGGCGTGTTTGTGTAATTCGATCGCCAGCTTTAATAGTTCTCTTTTTTGGGATTCAGAATCAGCCAAGAGCCAACCCCTGTAACCCATCACATTTAACTCCTCTGCTAGATGGGGTAAGACAGAACTATGGACATTATCAAAATCCCAGACCTCTAAAACTCCAAGGTCGATCGCCTCTAGCTCACCTAGAATCGATTGCAGAAAGGCTCTAAACCTCTGGTCATTAATAGCCGGGGGGAGTGGAAAATCAACCATTCTGGACTCCGATCAGATTGATAGTTATGGCAGTGCAATTTGCCCATTGAGAATTATCTAGAAGCTGATAACCCGGATTATTCAATGTCACGGAATACACGCCGGGCAGGGATAGTACCGCTACGATCTGACTAGGCACAATATCTTGCCCTAGATTCGATCGCAAAACTTGAACGTATTTTTGGGCTGCCAGATTTATTAATGGTTCCAGACTGGCTGCGTCCGCACCAGCTAAAAATGTAATTTCGGCATTGATAATAAAATTTGCTGGGGTCGGGGCTAAAACAGATACATCATCTGTGAGGGGTCGGATGAGTTTGTTATTCAGAGCCTCAAAGACTTTTTGCAGCGTTTCGTTACTGGGGATGCCAGTGGCTGTGAGGACATAGACAAAAACTTTGCCATTGAAAGCTGGTGAAGTAACAGACACATCGATAATTGAAGGATCGGCGGTCATGGCATGGAATCTGTACGCACCGATCGGCCCGGCAACAGAGAAGGAATTAGGAGCCAATTTAATTCGTGTTCTTAGGCGATCGTCGTTTTCAATATCAGCACCGCCGCTCGAAATGCTTAAGTTTGTCACGGACTGGACAAAGGCGATCGTGGCAGGAATTTTATTGATTTGGTTAATCGCAAAGTTATTCCCGGCTAGACCAGCAACTTTAGATTCAGCGATCGCCGTCCCGAATAATAGCCCCGCTGGGATGACCATATCGGCGATCGTGGCAAACTCAATAGGGGAACCCTCAACCCCTGCCCTAGTGCCTGAAGGGATTAGTAAATCAAAACCAAGGACGTTAATTAGATTGAATCGTAAAGTGGTTCGAGCAAAAGCGGCGGGCAATCGAGAAACACCTAGTCTTATCCCTAGGTGATCTAATCGTGTGTCTGTGGAATAGTTCACCAAGTTTTGCTCCCCCACTGATTGCACTTCAACTTTATGCAGCGTTAGCACATAGGCCAAGACATTTATAAATAGTTTTTCTGGCTGCCCCGGCAGTAATGGTTTTCCAGTAATTTGTTCCCACAGGCTTTCTAGTGTGGTCTCAATTACCTTGGGGTCGGTAGCGATGAAAAACGGGCGGGGTAAGGTGGTGGTCATATTTCAATTAAAAATTTATATTTGTTCTGGCTGACAATTTAAGATTATTTTTTAAGCGCCACTCTGCGGACATTGTTAGCCGGGCTATTTCTGGATAGCTCACAAGGATATTATCTAAAACTACTCTTGGTTCCCATTTGTTGATCGCTTGGTAGCTTTCTCTAATTACATGGGGTCGGGCAGATGGGATGGGATAGTCTAGGTAGTCGGATAAATTAGAAGCAAAGTCGGGGCGGTGAATATCCTGCCGTCTGCGGGTGAGTAAAATTATTCTGATTGCTTGGTGTATGTCATTTTCATCAATCACAATCTCGCCGATCGATCCCACTTTTTGCGACCACCATAAGGGCAAAATTCCCGACTGTTTTTGTAGTTTCTCACTCCACCAAGATTCCAAAACTTCTAAATCAGTTGGCATAAACATCTCCGCTGCCAGTCGCATTAGAACTTCCACAAGCGATCGAATCCCCAATTCTGGCTAATGCCATACCGTTTACAAAAACCGTAGGGCTGCCAGTCGCTTGGCTACTGCTATGAGTTTCTGGAATAGGGGGGCAAGTATGGGCTGCCCAACCGTCTCCAACTCTGTGAGCGCCTAGTCCATTTACAAACACATCTGTAGAAGCGGAGACGTTTCCTCTCGAAGGCCAGCAGCCGTGTCCACTGCAAATATCGTTAAGTCGGACTACTCCGGGCATAATAAAAACCTCAATAATTTTAAGGCTACTTAGAGCGGCGGTGGTTTTCCGCTTGATCAAGATCAGAAAATGGGAGGCAACTAGAGAATAGTGCCTCTATACCTTAAGGATGAGGGGGTAAGGCGGTTTTGCTTGTTTTTGGCTCTTCTTTAAGCTCCTGTGTTAGTAATGCAGTACTAGTAAGACAGGCTAAAAAGCCCTAGAATCGTTAAAATCACCTTAATCTGCTCTCTATCCATAGATTGAGCCAATTAAGGATTCAGGTCAATTCTAGGAGCCTTGAGCGTAATCGTCCCGGTTGCTTCGATCGTGATATCGCCTTCTACTTTTATCTCTAGTACATGGGTTCCCCGATCGTATTCGATCGAACTACCATCATCAAAATCTACCCGCCGCTTATTCAGGTTGCTGATCGCCGGGGTGTCTTTTGTGGAATAAACCGCACCGATTGCGCAGCCCATTTCTGAATTTTCATCAAGCAAGATTACTAACTGCTCGCCGATATCTGGCAAATAATAATCTTTATTCTTTAGGGTATTAGGCACAATCAACAAAAGCCAAGGGGTGATGATGTTGCCCATGCCCGGCAACTGGCAGCGCACCATCATTTTAGCCGGGTCGATTTCCGTAACAATTCCATACTTCCATTTACCGCCGCTAGGTTTAGAGTTCTGTTTCTGTTGCATCTTGATTTCCTGTTGGAGTAGATTCCCGCCCGGCGATCGTGGCGGTTTCTGGATTAATTTTTCTAATCGTAGCCTTAGATTCCCATCCCCCATTCTTGGTTAAAGTTTGAGCTATTTCGATCGCTACATATTTACCTGCAAACACCCCGAAGCCGTCGAGGTCAAAAGTAGTACCGGCCACGAAATTGTTAATCCCCTCTGTGGTGAGTGATCCTTCAATTTGGGTAGAGTTGGCTTTTTTTAGAGCGGCGGTTGCTTTTTCGATCGCCTGCTCTTGGTTTTCTACTTTCTCTGTAATCTTCAGAACATCCCCATCCGTAATAAAAGGATCGTTAACTGTGAATTTTATCTCTTCTTTCTCAGTCCCTAGCTGGTAGGAAATTTCACAAGACTTATAAATCCCCTCCCGTTTATCTGTGAGGCGGAGCGTTTTAATTTCTTTGGAACTGAGGATAAAGGCCGGGGCTAGTTTTTCGATCGCCTCTTGAGTATTGAAGATTAACTGCCCGTTTTCAATCTTGACTAAATAATTATATTCCTTGGAAATTCTCACCAGAAATTCTAGATCTGTCTGATCGTCCTGCGTGGTTCGTTTGATCGTGATATCTTCAATTTCACCTGTGAGGGTTAGCCCATTTCTGGATGCAACGGTTTCAGCGATCGCCTTTAGAGATTGTTCTTCATACGCTTCCGATCGATTCTCTCTCAGGGATAAGGTGATAAAGGTGGCCAATGCACCAAGGCTAACGGTTGACGGTGGAAAGGAAAACTCAAACTGGTCTAATTCAAATAGTCCACAATCTAGCGGCGGTTCCCCTACATAAAAAATACTTGCCTTCAGCACGGCGCCCTTTTTGGGATACCAATCTTTTAACCAGTTGCCTTTACTATCCTCTAGCTCTAAGGAAATGTCTGGCGATCGCCCCGTGAGGACATCGGTATAGGTGAAGTTAATTAAATGGGGACTAATATCTGCGGTGATATCCGTACCTTCATAGGAGACCGATATTTGGGGGATTCTAATCATCTTCTCCAAGGTGGTAGGTTTGTTGGTTTCTGGGGGGTTGTGGGGATGATGGGGATTCTCAGAATCTGCCCACTGGGGATATTTAGCTGCCCCAGAAAAACCGGATTGGCTTCCACTATGGGGACGTACCCGTAGGGATTCCCATAATAGGTAAAGGCTAAACTATCCCACCGATCGCCCTCTATAGTTAGATGCTCAATAAATTTCATGCCACGGTCGCTCCTGAATTTTGGATAAAGCCAGAGGCCGGGGCGCTCTCTGTAGTTTCAGTCCCGGCGTATTCTTTGAGATTGACCGATACTTTGATCGCCATTAAACTGGCATCTGGAAGGAATTTAGTCACGGTTTGATCGATCGATAGAATCACCCAATTATCTAAAAACTTCTCCCCAATAACTAAGGGCAGCGGCTCGTCTGAATCTGCTGCGGTGGTGAGGGCTGCATACTGTTTTTGGGGGTCGCACCAAGAAACATGAAAGTTAAAATCTAGGGTGAGCGATCGTAATTTCTCTCCAACTTTTTGCAGTGTGGGCTTACCCAGAATCGTAGCGTGTTCTGCATAGTTGTACTCCGCACCCAAGGTCATTGAGATTGGGGAGGTGAGTAGCTGAAATTCGATCGTCCCTAAAGTAGCAAAGGTAGGCATGAAACAAGCCTACCTAGAGCGGCGGTGGTTTTCCGCTTGATCAAGATCAGAAAATCTAGACTTCAACTTGAAAATCCCCTGAGAAAAAGAGAAGATTAAAATAAAGCGATTAGGTGCTTTTAGCCCCCTAAAAATTCCCCTATGAACTGGTCGCAATTATATCAAGAATTTATTGGCAATCCGATTACTGGCACACTGAGTGATTCCGATCAGCTTATCTGGTTAAAGATTTTGTGCCTTGCTAGTCAAGGGGAACCACAAGGGATAATCAGCCTCAAGCCTCCTGTTATCTGCAAAGAAATAGGCATATCCCCCGAAACTTGGGAATATGCCTTGGATAAATTTAGGGCTAAGGGGATGATCGAATATTCGATCGAAGGCTTGAAAATTTGCAGATGGGGAATAAGTGACCAGTCATCGGAAAAAGTAGAGATACAAGTTTCCGGATCAATCCAGTTATCAACCCCGGATTGATCCAACCGCTTTTATCTTGGGGACTTGGTAGGGAGTCCTTAATGCTTTTTCCATACTCCAACCAGCCCCAACCCGATTCCTTAAGGTGGTTCGAGCAACTACACATAGTTTATTTCTTGCCCACTCTGACAAGGTGTGAGTCTCCCCGAATGCTTCATACGTAGGAATTGACCGCGGCGGGGCGATCGGGGGGTCGCATCTTCGATTGCGGTTAGTGATTGCATCTGTGAAATCCCAACCAGCCACGAGCCGCCGCCGGATCGCTGATTCTGAAATTACACACCGGGGGTCTTGCAGCCAGTGCTGAATGCTTTTTAATTCCCCAAAAGCCTCGTACTTAATAGGGTCTCTGCTTTGCTGACTTTTAGGACGTAGTTCGATCGCCCTCTGAAAGGTAAGTCTTCCGGTCGGCCCGATCGACCATATCTGATGCACAATCCCTTTATCTTCCAGCTTTTCAGTTACGAGCCTGACTTCGGTTGTGGGTAGTTCGATCGACATGGGCTTCTTTCTGGATAAAAACCCTAGCGTAGTAGCAGAAATTAAAGCGTTCAGATTTGCCTGACATAAAACGGATATTAATGAATTAACCATGATATTCCTCGGCTACAGCATTAAGATAATCATTTATTTCCATTCCGTGCGCTTTAGCAAACAATTTAAGGGTATCAATTTTGGTGCTTACTTCTCCTTGCTCAATCCGGCTTACTTGCCTTTCGGATAGCCCTAAAATATCTGCTTGTCGCAATTTATGAAGTTTACGGATGCGGGCGATCGCCGTCCCTAGAATTTGATTTTGAATTAATTCAAGAGGCTTAAAGTTCTGGTTCCACTCTGTAGCCTTAAAGTTCTGTTTCCACTCTGTATCCTTGGCACATCTTAAAAAATCAAGATCAATATGGACATCCTCTGCTTCCCAATAAAGATAACTTCCATCATCAGCAACTATGAACTTGCGCCGATCTTCTAGGGGAATTTGCCGTAAAGCTAGTACAGAGGGAAAAGGGATTTCAAACTTTTCCATTGCACAACTAAGCACGAATAAGCGATCGCCAATTACCGTTGCATCAGCAATCAGTTGATCTTGTGCTGACATAGCCCAAGCATTAATTACTCTTTTGGGTAGTTCAGAGTTGGTATAAACAAAAGTTTTGTTCATGACTCGAAGATTCGCCCGATCGAACATTTGGGGCAGCCACTTCGGATCAATGTCTTCTTTGATAAATAGTCCCCTTAACCGATGCTTTTGATTAGCATACCTAACAATATCAGCCACGTCTGGCAG